CCTGACCCCGGCGCAAGTCGCTGGTCTGAACCTTTCTGCCAGAAGCAAACGCAAGCTTTTTCTTGTCGCGTGAAGTTATTGGATGATTCTCCGCCCTAATCTTTCATGTTTACTTTACAGAGCCTTTTATTTTCCGTCTTCCGGGTTCATGCGCCCGGATTACGTATGTAAGGGCCGGGAAAACCGGCCCTGTTTTTATGCCACCGTGAATTTAATCGCCGTGGTGTCAAGCATCTGCCCGTAAACGTCTTTCACGCCAGCAACAGCAATCGTGTATGCAGCTCCGCTTGCAAGCGCGGCTTTCGGCGTCAGTGTCATAACCTTGCCTGTTGCATCAAGCGACGGTGTAAAGCCCACAAGCGTACCATCGGCGGCAATAATTGAAATAGCATCCGTAGAAATCGCATTGCTGAACGTCAGCACCGGCTTTACGTCCGCGGCAACACCGGTCGCATCATTCTCTGGATCAGACGTCATTGTAAGCGCGGCAGGTTTACCGAGCGTTTCCGGCGTCTGAACCTGTGAAAACCATGCGTCAGCGCCCGCAAAAGCTGGGTCGGTCGTATCTGCCTGAACGCCTTTCGCGCCCTTCTTGGTGGTTCCGTCCGGCATGGTAAATTCGTGGATCGTGACAAGCCCGGTGTAAGTAAGATCCACGGTGCTGGCCGTTACCTTGTCCTCCTTGGTTTTTGCCGTCTCGGCGCCGAGGGAAAACTTGCCCTTCAGGAATTGATAGTACCGGTAGCCGCCGTCGCCCAGCTCCGCCCGTGCGGAGAGCGCGCAGTCCGGCGCATTGGACACGTCGCCCGTGTCGATCATGATACCGCGCGCGGCATCGTAGGGCTTGCCGGTCAACTCTGCTGCCAACTTTGATGGCACGCCGGAAACTGTCAGTGTAATATCCGTGGACGCTTCACTGGAACTGGAAAACATCGCCTTGCCGTCGTAATAACGCGGTGTGGTATCGACCTTTGCCTCTTTCTTCATCTCAGCGGCAGGAGCAAGGTATTTATTCGGGCCGGCCTGATAGGCTCCGGCACTGTCGTTCAGGACTTTTGCATAATGCAAGCTGTCAAGGTTGACAAGCTCGCCGTATTCACTGCTCATAATTTACCTTCTTTCGTAAAAATAGAAATCCCGCCGCCAGCCGTAATGGCCGGTGCCGGGCTGGTAGGAAATATGGCCGACCGGACCGCGTGTAAAACCGGCGGCAACAAAGGCCTGTTCGATTTTATCCGGCACAGTCAGCATATCCGATTTCTTTCGGGTGTAAAAACTCACCTGCACCCGCGGCTCGTGGCTCGTTTCCTGCCCATCCGCATAAGTTTTGCCTTCATCATCCACCAGAAAATAGACGATATACTGATCAGGAAGCTGAGGGGCAACCGGCTGGTTCGGGTCACACTCCCAACGCTCAAAATCGTAAGGGATACCCGTATCCTTCTGAAACTGCGTCAACACCGATTCGGCGGTGTCCATCCATTTGCTCAATCAATCTCACCGTCCCGGATTATCAGCGGCGGCATATCCTTCTGCACCGTCTATAGGCACACCGCGCTTTTTCAAAACGCCTCGCATGATTTTTTTTACCGTTTTCTGATTATCATCAATGGCAGGTCGGACAAACGGGTCTGGAAATTCCGGTGAATGTCCGTCGCCGTATTCCTGAAAAACGCCCTCTTTTGCCTCCGGATGTTTTTCCATGTCAATTCCTACAGTCCCATAGATGTAATTGCCTTCCTGTTTCGCCGGCACGGTTTCAATTGCATTCACGACGTCGCCGGTTCTGCGGTGCCGTTCGGCGCCCGCTTTCATAGATTTCTCCACAATGGGCAGGGCAGCATTCACAGCATCTTTGCAGGCGTCGTTGATACTGTTGCCGGCCGCCTGAATCTTCTCCAGATATTTGTCGAGGCCGGTAAGATTCACGGATATGCCAAGCGCGGATTTACCATATGTGCTATAACTCCATTTACGCCCCATTTACACTCGCCTGTACTTTCATTTCAATTTGCCGGTGTTCCCGTCGGATATCGTCGAAGCTGGTGATCCGGTAAATCAGTCCATCATCGTCCACAATGCGGCACATCTGGGTAATCCGGGCATCATACCACACACTGACCGTTGCCGGGGCCGTGGCCTGTACGCTGCTTGCTGTCCATGCTTCCGCACCGTGGACGTTTTCCCATTTTGCCCATGTCCAGATTGGCGGGTCCGATTCCGACTTATTTCCGATATCTACCCATGATGTGGATTTATGTACACCGTTACCGGTTGTAATAGGAGCCTGTATTCGGATTAGTGCCATCATTTCTCCCGGGTCCTTAATCATACTGGTACCACCCGGCCTTTCGAGAGAAGCGCGTAGAATGCTTTTGGGACAGATTCATCTCCGCCCCGGTGCATCCATGCCCATGAAGCATACAAGAGGATCGCCTGCTTGACTTTCTCCGGCACCGTATCATATCCAGCGGTATAGGTAATTTGCAACCGGGAAAAAGCCGGTACATTGCCACCGGGCTTCAGTACAAGTTTCGCCGGGCCGCCGTCATCGTGGACGTCAAATTGTGCCGTCACATCCTGCTGTGTGCCATCCGTTAAAACTGCTGTGATACTTCGCAGCTCGCGGAATGGAGGTCGGGGAAGCGTAATAGGCACCATTGCAACACCATATACCGGCTGTAATTCCGGCTCAATAGTAAGCTGCAAGGTCTGTTCACAATATGTAGCATTCTGGTATGCTTCGGCTTCCTCGCGCCCCGCTTTCAGCAGACTGTTTACCATCAGCTCCTGCTCCGGACTAATTGGCAGCCCCTGCATCCATGTCCGGAAGTCATCAAGGCTTACTGGCTCCTTTGCTGGAGGTACTATCACCTTTACCATTCTCTTCCTCCAAACTATTTGCGGGCTATAGCTTATGTAGTACTTTCTTTAGCAAGCCCATAGACTGCATTTAATCCCTGCATTGTTCTTATGTCGCTACTGCCTTCAGATACAACATAATGTTCATATCCGCTATTGATTATAGTAACGGATTGTCCTACATTTAAGCGAACTCCTGTAGCAGGAGAAACCGAACTGCTATTTCCTAAATATAAAAGATCAGGGCCAAGATTTTGGAGATAGCCTACAGCATTTTCATCAATTTTTACAGGAGTCTTTGTAATAGTCATTGATACCATTCCTTTCAGACTTGAATCATCCGGATTTACCGGTTCCGCCGCCGGCGGCGTTATTACCTTTACCACTCGGCTTTACCCCCTCCGCGTGCCCGGCCTGAATCAGATCCTTTGCGGTCACATCGTCTGCATCGACGGTTTCGCCGGCGGAAAATGAAAATTTCAAACCGGCACAGCTCGTCAAGATTTTAATCTTCATCATGCCGCCGCTTTCATTACAAGCAGCTGCACGGCCTCCGGCACAACCAGTTTTCCGTCGGTACGTTCATTGCCCTTAAAACCAACCTGGCCATTTTCGGCGTAGAGCTGATCAAGGACCTGCATCTGCATCCCGAGCGTGTCCTTAATGATATACTGGCTGAAATCACCGAAAGCAATCGCTTTCGCACCCGCGGCAACAGCTGGCATGTAATCCGATACGGCGACCGGACGACCAAGCAACGTGTTCGGCTGTGAAGCGGTAAGGCCGGGCTGCCACATATAATCACCGGTCGTTGCGTTTTTCAACTTACGGAGAATCTTCTCGGCGCCGTCGCTCATGAGGAAAGTAGCACTTTGGCGGTAGGCCGGTTTCAGACTGTAAAACAGGTCAAGCAGTTCGTCTGCAGTAATAGCCGTGGATGCCGCCGTTGTAACTCCGGTCTGCGCGTCCACAAGAACGCCCTTCGGTTTGTCCGTGCCGTCGCCGTTAAGATAGGCGTCCTCTTCGCCTTCCGAAAACGCGCGGCCGAAACTGGTAGAAATCAGGCCGGTAAGGTCAAATTCTGAATCGTGAATCAGCTCTTCGGATACCTGGATGATTTTGCCGAGCTTATGATTTCCAATTGTTACTGTGCCATAGGCATCATCAACTTTCGGATAGGCTCCATTCTCGCCAATCCAGCCCGCCGCGCCATAGGAGGACGCTAGAACGATTTTCCGGTCTGCCGTCATGGTAATCGTACTGGCAAGCCGGCGCATAACGACGTGCTTTGCAAGCAGCGCACGTACCGAGTTTTCCAGTTCCTCCGGCATGACAAGCATTCCGCCGCTTTCAGCACCCGTAGACATTATGTCAGTGAGAATCTTGCGGTCTTCCCCGGTCAGCGAGTTCATACCGCCGCGGACTGCCCGGAAAAATGCGTTCTTGTATTCGGCGGTCGCGGTGACTTTCTGCGGTTTGCTGCCGTCTTTCGGCTCAGCCTTACCTTTGGCCGGTTCCGGGATCTGTTTCAACGCATCCTCGCGGGCCTGCTGTTTTTCCTCCGCCTTAATTTCGGTGTCGAGCTTGTCAATGTCAGTATCCATTTTGTTGTAGGCTTCCATATCTCCGGCATCCAGTTTTGCACGGGCGTCTTTGACAAGGGCAGCCAGCTTTTGTTTTTTCTCAATAAGGGTCATGTAAATTCCTTCTTTCTAAAAGTTTAGGGATTTTTCAATAAGGTTTAGTTTTGCATGGGCAATCGCAAGCACTTGTGCGTCGGGTTCTGGAGGCTCGGCAGCCGAAGGCTCCACGGATTCTGGCTTTTCTCCAGCGTTTGCTTTCTTTTCAGCCAGCATCGTACGGGTTTTTTCGATTACCGCGCGCGGGAGCGGTAAGCCGTAAGCTGCATTAACAAGCTGCGGAGCGGCATCCGAGATTTTATCCACAAGCCCAAGTTCAACGGCTTTTGCGGCGGTAATCCATGTTTCTGCATCCATCATTTTCAATGCGTCTTTTTCGGACATGCCGGACTTAGCCACATAAGCTGCGGCTATTGATTTATCTGCTTCTTGCAGACTTGCTGAGCTTGTATCCATCGCATGATAATTTCCCTGTGCACTGCTGGATACGCGGTGCACCATCAGTTGCGCGGTCGGCGAAATATCGGACGGCCCGGCCATTGCAATAACCGACGCAGCGGATGCAGCAAGACCCGTAATATGGATATGTACGCCGCCGGAGTAACCGCGAAGCGCCGAATAAATCGTTGACCCGGAAAATACATTGCCGCCATAGCAAGTCGAGATTTCCACATCCAGCGGCGCACCGTTTGCTTCTGCGATTGCCTGCCGAATATTCTGTGGCGCCGTCGTGCTTATACCGAAAAAATCATATGCAAACTGATCATCATCCGGTACAATGTACCCTTTAATTTCAATCGCCATTTTTTTCACCTCCGCTCTTTGTAGACTCCGCCGAAGCGGTCATCAGTTTTTCAAGGCTGCGCAGATTGCCGTTTGCAAGGTAGGCGTCACCGCCCTCCTCCGGCGGGATATGATCCATATCTTCAAGTTCCCTTATGTCATTTGATGACATCCAGCCGTTCTGGCGGGCCACGGCATAACCTTCCATACGGGATTTATAATCGCCGCGCAGCAAACCCTCAACCGAAAACTTCGGAAAATAGGTCGCCCGCTCCTGCGGCATCAGAAGCTGAGCGGTAATTGCCTTTTCAATGCGCACCAGATACGGTCTTAGAGTGTAAATTACATAGTTCAGGCTCATTTGCTCGATATTTGAAAATGTCGCATGGTCAAGGTCGCCGATCATATGCAGCGGCACATTATAGAACCGGGCGACTTCCTCAACCTGAAACTTCCGGGTTTCAAGCATCTGCGACTCTTCCGGAGTATTGCTTGCTTTTATGAATTGGCTTCCCTGCTCCAGAAAAAGCAGACGTGCCGAGTTCGACAGCCCTTCATGCTTTTCGCGGACCTGTTTTTGGAATGACTCAATCTGGTCGGCTGTCATCCCTTCCGGATAGGTAATAAAGCCTCCCGCGTTCGTACCGTTTTTGAAGTAATCAGCCGCGAATTCCTCTGCGGCTTCGCCTAAACCGATCGCGTTTTGCGCCAATTCGAGCGGTCGGAACGCGTTCAGTGCATCCATGGAGAACCAATCCACCCGGAAAACCTGATCTTTCCGGAGAATAAACTGCTCTTTTCCGGACGGAGTGACAACGTATTCGAGCTCCTGCGTCTCTGAATTCCGCCGTACCCGGACGTAGGGTGTCGTAATATTCCACATCTGGACGATCTGTCCGGCATTATTCCGCACCACTTCGGCGTAGCCTCGGCCATAAATCAGCATGTTTGCGATAAAAGCCTGCCAAAACTGAAAGCTGTCTGTCTCCGGGTTCGGTACATCGTGAAGCACGCCGTAAAGCGGATTATTGGTCGCCTTTTCTTTGCCGGTCTCCGTTTTCCGGTACAAAAACAACGGCAGGGACGCAATACTTTCCGACAGAAGTCGGACGCACGCGAACACAGCCGTTGTCTGCAGGGCATTTTTAGCATTGATATGGATGCCAACTTTGGAGAGGAGTGCCCCAAGAGCGGAGCGCAGCTCCGGAGATGGCCTTGCCAAGGTCGAAAGATTCTTGAAAAAGGTTTTTACACGATTGAGAAATTTCAAATTGCAATCACCCCATGTTCTGCGTAGGCGCTCCGCCGCGCCATGTGCGGCAGCAGGCGCGCCATTGCATCTACCATTGCCACAAAAATATCAATACGCTCCGTTTTGCTGTCCTTGATCGGCATATAATTTTCTTTTCCGTCCATGCTTATATTTACATTGCCGAAGCACCAGCGAGCGGCTGGGTTGGCTTCGTGAGTAATCAGGGGAGGCTTTTTCTCTTTTATGAGGGTTTCGCTTGTCTTAAACATAACTTCCAGCTCCTTCATAGACGGCGACATGCCGAGAATACTCTGCGGAACCTCGACCATCTTCACGCCCGCGGCCGTCAGCATCAGCGTTGTTTCAGTCGCGTTGTAACGGTCAAATCCGATTTCGCGAATCCGGTACTTTTTAGTGTATTCCAAAATGCGCGCCCGGACGGCTGAGTAATCGGTGACATTTCCGTCGGTTACCTGCAAAAATCCGTTCTGTGCCCATTCGTTATAGGGCACATGGTCACGCTTAACACGCTCCCTCATATTTTCCTCCGGAATCCAGGCATCAAAAATCACCCGGTAGTCCTTCCAGCCTTTTTGAGGCGGAAAAATAAGAGCAAACCCGTTCATATCCCAGGTAGTCGCAAGGTCAAGCCCGCCGTAGCAGTAGCAGCCTTTCAGGTCATCCCGCGTCCAGCTGCCAGCTGTTGCATCCCATGACGTAAGAGGCAGCCAGCCGCGCTTCTTATTTTTGTTCCATTGATTCAAGCGCAGCCATCGGAAAAGTCGCTCCACAGCGGGGTCATTTTTAGCCTTTGTGGCTTCCTGCCGCACTTTGTCAATACCGATATTCGCGCCGAGAGAGGGATTACAGGCAAACCAGGTCTTTTCGTCAAAAATATCCGCATCTTCCGGGGCGCCATAAATCTTTACATACCAGTACGGATCATCAATTTCACCATCGCGTACCCGGCGGGCGTATTCATGTTCTTCCCACCCGATAGAAGTGCGGTCCGGGTCGTCGCCGGCCGTTGTGATAATCCAGTACAGTGTTTCCTTCCGGGCCGCGCCGGTGCCGAACGTCATAACATCCCAAAGGTCGCGGTTCGGCTGGGCGTGCAACTCGTCGAAAATAACAACCGTCGGGTTGAGGCCGTGCTTTGTGTAAGCCTCGGCGGATAAAACACGGAGGAATGTACCGGTTTGCCGGTTACGTATAAGCTTTTTGCTATCTGTAACTTGTAAAATTTCTTGCAGCGTTTCATCCTGGTCAATCATTTGTAACATAGCATTGTAAACAAGGGACGCCTGGTCGCGGTCGGCCGCACAACAGTAAATCTGCCCGCCCGGTCCGTCACATACAAGGTGGTAATGGCCAAGTCCCGCAATCAGCGTTGTTTTTCCGTTTTTCTTTGGAATTTCAAGATAGGCGTAACTGTACTGCCGATACCCGCTGCCATTCAGCGTGCCGTACACATCGCGGATGATTTCTTTTTCCCACGGCTGCAGTACAAACGGCTGCCCGTAAAAATCATCCGTAAGATGAAGAAGTTGGATAAAGTCTACTGGCTCGTCGGCTTTCTTTTCATCGAACATTAACCTCCACCCGCTCTATGCTCCATAAATGCGGCCATGCCCGTCTTCTGCTTTTTCTCCGGCTTTTTCGGAATGGACCGGAGCGCGGATTGTACCGTCATGACGTTTTCTTTGTCAATATCCAGCAACATTTTCCGTTTGGCCATAAGCTGCTTATCACAGCCGATTACACTCTGGGACAACTTCGCCAGCAAACGGTAATATTCTGCCGCGGCAATGCCGTCTTTTTCTGGGTCGCCGGTCCGGCCGGCATTGTAATCCCTCTGCAATTCTTCCTTTGATGTGACAAATTGATTCCGGACATCCCGAATCTGTTCACACTCTTCCACAAGCAAACAGTGCGTGTTGATAATCTGTTCATACAGGGCATCGTCTTTGCCGATAGAAGCCAGCAGTTTCTTGACCCGTTCAAACTCTTTTGCCGCGATTTTATGGCCTTTTTTCTTGAACTGTATTTCCATCGGAACATGGGTCAGCATTGCCGCCTCAGCATCACGCCGGGCGGCAAGTTCGTCTTTTGTGCGGTGCCCTTCTGCCATGAGCACCGGTTTTGATGGTCGTGCCATGCGTTGGACACCTCCATTTCCGGATTTTATTAGTTTTGGGAAAAAGTTTCACGCGGAGTTGCGCAACGGTCCGCTTTGACTTGTCCGCAGGGATTTTTACTCCCCCTGGGGGTCAGGTCGCGCTCCGAAAAACATCAAACGCTCTGCCGTAAATCTGCTTGCGCATATTTTCTTTCAGTTCTTCAAGGTCAATGGTGACGGTCGTATTCTCCGCAATCTTGACATCACGGTAATCGTGCTTTGCCAAGGCAGACATAGTCGCTGACTGAGTAGACGGCATACTGGCTTGTGCCATAGCTGTAATGGCTTCCATCTGTTTATGCCGGCAAGTCTTTGTATATCGGCATTCTCGACACTGCTTACTCAATCGACTTAGTCCCACGTTCATTCTCCTCTCGCTGTCCGTTTGCTGTGGCACTGATGGCACAGCGCCATGAGGTTGTTCTCTGAATATTTCAGTTGCGGATAATCCCGTAGCTTGTGAATGTGGTGTACCTCAGTTGCCGGTGTCATGCGATGCTTTGCCAGACAGTCTACACACAGTGGATGCTCCCGCAGATACCGTGCCCGGAACTGTTCCCATCGCCAATCATACCCGCGTTGTCTTGCACTGCCTCTGTGTTCCCGTGCCAACGCTTGATGCTCATCACAATACCCGTTTGGGTTGCTCGTCGTGTTCGGGCAAAGGTAAGCGCGGCAGGGACGTTCTATTCGTTGCGGCACAGTATCACCCCTCAATCGTTTTTGCCAATAAATATCCGCCCTGTGTTCGGCCGGTCCATAAACGCGGGTATTGAACGCAGGACGGTAATGGGATTTCAAGTGGAGTCGCCTCCCCAAAAATAGGCATGAAAAAGGACGGCCCGAAGGTCGCCCACATATTGGCTTCAATTGTCTATTTCTTCTTTGGTAAGCATTTAATCACATGAGAAAGCCATTCATCAAAGCATTTTTCCTTGTCTCCCTCATAAATGTCATATGCTTCTGGATACATTTGCCTAAACTTTTGCTTGAACTCTTCAATAGTAAATTCTTTGTCAAACGAATGCATAACTCTTGCTAGTTTTTTATTTATATCTTTAACTAAATTTCCTTTTTTCTTTTTACCGAGATATATAGGCTTTCCCTTATAAATGATATGCTTTAGCTGGGCTTCATGAAGAGCTGCTTCTTTTACCTTCTGAACTGGATCATGAATTGCAAGTCTAGCCAATATATCCTTTGCTCGTGGGTCATCCATTTGTCCCAGAATATGTACCGCATCAAGCCTATCTCTCCAGCTACATTTGTGATTAGCCATATTTTTTGCAGTTTCGTAATCCATTTTTATCCTCTCCTTTTCCTCATAATAATTATTCTGTCGGAAAAAGTCAAGAAAAAGCGCCCATTTTGGACGCTGAAATAATCATCGCCGCCCGAAAGCGGCTGTGAAATTGGTAGCGCCTAAGTGGCGCCAGCCTGCATATTCCCCCATTTTGTGTGTTTGCCCTATTGCTAAGGCCGCAGGCATGGGGTGTATTTGCTTTTTCTGCCTCTTGTGTCACCGCCCGGCTTGACCCGGCAGGCCCCGGATAATTCCGTGCCCGGTGACATATTTGTGCCGCCTGTTTTTTCGCAGGCGGCGTCTTTATGTATTTATACGTTTGAGCGCTGTCTGGTAATACTTTTTGTCCATTTCAAATCCCGTGAATTTTCTCCCGCTCCGGATGCAGGCAACTGCCGTTGTCCCGCTGCCCATGCAACTATCCAAAACCAGCTCGCCCGGATTCGTGTAGGTCCGGATTAAATATTCAAACAGCGCCACCGGCTTCTGTGTCGGATGCAGGCCGCGTTCGCATTTGATTTCCAGCAGCTGGCGTGGGTAATGGACAATGCAGGTTTCCGTATCGTGGGATAGGCTGCCATCCATTCGGTACACAGAATCACCGTGCTGCGGAATTGATTTTCCGCGACGGCGTATTGGCTTATCCAGCACGATGACTCCCTGCGGGTTGTATATCGGCGCGTGCTTATAGAATACGCAGACTTCCTCAATACAGCGCAACGGCTGATGTTTAGCGAACGTAAAACCGGTCGCCATGTTTTTCGCCCAGTACCAGCAATAGCGAAATAACTTCGGCTGACTGGAAATCAGGCGCGTTGTAAACGGCTGTGCGGCTGTCAATACGATAGCTCCATTGTTTTTGATAACCCGAAGATACTGCGCCCACAATTGGTCAAACGGTAAAAGGCTATCCCATCGGCAATCAGAAACACCATACGGCAAATCAGAAAGAATCATATCGATGCTGTGATCCGGGTACATACTCATTCCGGCAATGCAGTCCATATTGAAAATGTGGTTAATGTAGTTTTCCATGCGGCTCCTTTCTTCCAGTCCCGCACGGTCTAAGGCATAAGAAAAGCGCCCGGTCTATACCGAACGCCTTTCCGAAATTCCCTGATTATATTGTAGCACAATAAACCTGCTTAAAAGCGCCGATTTCCGCCGGAAAGTGCCGGAAAACGCCGGCTTTGTATGGTGTTATTTTATATTGACGTACTCAAATGTTTTATTTATGATATATTTAATAATTTACAAAAGGAGTGACTACTTTGGCAGAGGTTAAATTATTTGAAATTCCCATTTATTCCATGAGACCTGAGGTCTTTCGCAATCGTTGGAACAAAAAGTTGCAAAGTTTTTCGAGCTTAACCTATGCTGTTGGAACTCAGCAAAAAAAGGTAGTGGATCTATTCAAGGGAAAAACCATTTGGGAATATAATCAAATTATTGGCTTTATAATCATCTCGGCCCGCGCAAGCAACGCTATCTATCTAAGTTTATATCTGCCCAAAGAACATTTATTCAGATATAATTCATCTAATAAGCATTTTATGATTAAGCAAGAACATTCGGGTCTACATTTTTATATTAGGCAAAATGATACAAATAAAACAATTACTGACAATATTGAAGAGCAGATTGAGTTTATTAAGAGTAAGTTTTTGCAAAAGAGTTGGTACGTTGATGATTCAGCATTCAAGTGCATTTCTCCATATGTCGATTTTAAGACAATAATAAAGAATATATAATTATCGCTGAATCATTCCCGGAAAAACAGTCTGATCGGATATCATTGTCAGCTGTAACAGTGCCACCCGTACTCTCTCCCGCGTTTGGCTTTCGCTCAGTTCCACCTTGTCCGCAATTTCCTTCCACGTCGGCCGGCGGGTGTACTTTCGGTTCCGCTGGTCACCCATGTACCGCAATTCCAATATGTACCGGTCGGTCGGATCCAGCTTTCCCAGCGCGACGCCGAGCCAGTTCCGTTTCTCCTGCAGATCGGCTATTCGCTTCTGGCAGGCCATTTCTTCCTGCTCATAGAACCGTGCCTGGTCCTTCAGCGCCATGGAGGCCGTCCTGTCCCCGATCATGCCTTTGCCGCCCGGCATCCCAGAAAGGTTGACGGGCGGCAGTGTTATCTCGTTTTTCTCAGCTTCGCAGTGACGGATGGCAGCCCATTCCTCGGCGATCATGGCCGGGATGTCGTAATAGATTTTCAGCAGATTCTTCACTTCGTCGACCGTCATGGTACCATCCTTTCCTGCATTCGATAAGAGCTATAGCCTTGCGCCCGTTATAATTCGATACCTGATTCTGTCCCACAGCGTATAACGACCTACGTGTAATTCTTCGACCTGAATTATTTTTCCACGCAGGCCATATGGGAAACCGACAAAGAAACTATCAAGCTTGAGCTTAAGCCTAAGAATTTTCACCATTTTAAAAAGTCGTCCCCTTTCGCAAATTTCCGCAGCTTTGCAATTGTGGCCTGTCCGATTCCGTGTCCGGGGTGGACGCTGGAAATGAAATCTTCAACTGCTTGCCGGCGGATTTCATCCATATCCGGAATTTCTGCCGGGACTACATTTTTTTCCCGCAGCCCGGCTATGTATTTCGAAATCTGCGCATCCGTCATTTTGCGGATTTTTACAGCCAATTCATGCTGTTCCTGCTCCACCGGCGTACGCCGGCAATTACGTTTTTTCATGGCTTTTTGCACCTTTCAAAAGAAATTACCCATACCCACGGACTAGCGCCCCAGCCGTATTTATTGAGGTCGGATTTCTTGATGGTGCTATCCCAAACATAGGAAAACCCCATTGCGGTTGAAGTAGCGTCATTGCAACCCTCTTTTTCGGCTTCTTCATCGGTAATATCCTGTAGCCGTTCAGCTTTAACGTCGGTAACTTCCAAGAAAATGCGGGCGGCTTCCTTTGGCATAAAGATTGATGGTTTCCACTTAACATTTACATCGTATTCATGGCTGGATTTGTAAACGTAACAATAGCCATCTTTTGTATGTGTGCACCCATTGCAACCGCTATAGTCAGCCATTATGCACTCTTTTTCTGCACAATTGTATTTTGCAAAAGTTTCCCGCACATAGAGAATATCTCCAGGTTGATAGGGCGGATTAATTATGCCTTTTCCAAACTCAACATCATAAAGATAAATCGGTGATTCATGTACTTCAAAGTATCGGTCAGGTTGCGGCTTAATCACTCGTCTTGTAGTTGTTTTCCTTCCGTCCAAAATAGCCCGGACCATTTCTGTGTTAAAAAGTATTGGCTTCATAATTTTTCCCTTCTTTCGACACCAGGTACATATCGTAATAGGCCACGCCGACGGCGATAGCGCTCCAGACGTCCTTGCTCACCCCATAGAACCAGCCCGGGTGTGCTTTCGTTCCTTTCTCCCCGAACCGGTCCCGGAGTGCCTGGGAAATGTTTGCATCCTTTGCCCTCATATTGCCGCAGAGCGTGATCTTTTCGTCTTTGCGGTAAATTACCTGCCGGTGCGGTATGCAGCCCGTAACCTGCCAGAAACGGCCTATCCAGACGCAGGTATCAAACACAGTCTTTCCGGCCGGCATCCCAGTTCCGTAGTGCGCAACCATTTCGATTGCAAAGTGCAGCGCGTCCGGATATTTAAAATTGTGGGTGACGATCTTCTCCAGAAGGATCTCATTGTTCGTCTTGCCGAATTCAATCGGTCTCAGGATATCGTTCAGAATCGCCCAGCCGCTTTCGACGTTGCCGGGGTCGATTGCAAAAATAAAGGGCTTTTCTTCTTCATTCATTTCCCCGCCCCCAGCAGTTCCGGGTTGTCGTAAATGTTTCCGATACGCTCAATTGAAATAACCGGTTCTCCTTGATATGGAAGATTTTCAGAAAGGCAATCATAACCCCATCTATAGCCTTCTCCATCCCAAGAAATTAAATAGGAGCTGCTGCCGCTTCTTTGAAATGTAATTTTTATGATATCATTATCAAAAATCTTCTTGCCGTTTTTGTCTGTAAGGCCGGTAAACTGGCCGATTGTTTCTTTGGGGCAATTCCACCCAAGTCCGGCCCCATCTGTTATTTCGTAACGCTCGGGACAAACAGGCGTTGAAAATTGATAAAAGAAATAGCCGTAATGCCACTTGTTGTCGGTGTAGCTCTTTCCGCGAAATAAAATCTCACGCATTGCAATTCTTCCTTTCAAATTTTCCGCACGCCTGGTCATAGGCGTTGATACGGGCCTTCGGGTTTTCCTGCCGCCAGAACCGGGTGCAGTAGAATTTATCGCTGCCGATCAGGCCCGTGTCTTTCTTGTTGCTGCAGAAGCGGCATTCCCGGCAGGCTTTGCCCTCCATGGTACCGTAGACCTGCTGCGGGGTTATGTATTTTTCTGCGTTCCGCAAACGTCTCATTTCTGCCTCCTGAGCCTGTAGTTTTTGCTTTCCCCGGGGGTAATGGAAATACAGTATCCCTGCGACATCTGGAAAATCCGGCCGCCCACAGCCGGATCAACACGCTGCAGCTCTTCTATGGTCCATTCGCTGGAAATGATCGTGATGCCGCTTTTCTTATGCAGGCCGGCAATATACCGGGAATTGAGAATTTCAAAGGCAAGCGAAATATCTCCGGCACTCGGCTGCCGCTTCTGGCCGCGCTCATCATAAGCAGGCTTAAACAGATCATCTATGTAAAGAACAGGCACTGTTTTGAATGGAGCAATCAGGCGGTCATATTCATTTTCATCAGTTATGACAGCCTTGATCTTTGTGGATTCATCTTTCCAGAGCATATACCGAACCGCAATATCGCGGTGCAGCAGTTCCCCCGCAACCGCCGTGCAAATATGAGATTTCCCGGCTCCGGACTGGCCGCCAATGAAAAACCAGTTTCCGTCTTTGCTGTTCAGATAATTCTGTGCTGTTGTTTTCATCAAACGCTGCAGCGGTGTTTCTGTTTTAAACCGGTCAAATGTGTATATAGTAAGCAGATTTTTCAGGCCGCTTCCGCGGATCCGCGCCATGCTTGCCCGGATGACCATACAGGAGCATTCCCGGCATTTAATCTCTCCATCTTCTCCCACAAAATAGACGACGCCCTTGTTCCTGCACTTCGGGCAATCGTAATCTTCCAGTTTCCCGGCCGTCGCATTCATTGCATCACACTGGTGCTGCGTGTGCTCTTCAAACGACGGTGCCGAGCGGTTCCCCTGCCGGAGCTTTTTCCGCAGGATTCCCTGCACACCGGTTAGTTGCGTTTCCATTTCCCTGTGTCCCCCCTCTGTCCTGCTCACGGGAAAGCCATGAATTGATGAAATTCAGGATCCCGCGCTTCGTTTTTCGTCTCTTCGGGTTTGCTTCACACCAGCCCGACATCTTCCGGAGTTCCTGCTCTACATTCACGGCCGGATAGAGCTGCACCCATTTGTTTACCTGGTCTTCATAGACCGGATATTCAGATCCATCATTCAGAATCAGGGCAATGAAACGGCGGCGGTCCGAAGGTGCGGAAGCAGCTCCGGGCTTATTATCTTTTTCTTTACTCTTGTTTACTTTACTTTCCTTTCCTTTACTTTGTGGATTATCGCCTGCATTTTCGGGGTTATTGCAATCATTAATCCATGAAATGTGTGCCAAAGGTACGGATTGGGTAACATCAACTAAGAGGTACGCCTTTTTGACATTGACGCACTTACGGCGGCTGACTGCCTCAAAATACCTTTTTTGGATTCCCCTTGAAGTGAGAATATGGTATTTCTCAAACATGTCTTTGTCAAAAATACCTCTTTTAACCGAAGCGCTTACTATTTCAGAAACGGCATTGTCACCCAAGCCAATCCTGTGGCCGAACAGCAATGCAACCTCATTTGTCCATTCACAGTAGTAACCTCGCTGGTACACTCTCTGGTACAGCTTAACGACTACCGCAAATCCTGTCAGTCCAAATTCCGCTTCGATCAGGTCAAACTTTTCATCAAGCACAACATCAAATGGAAAATAATCAACCCCGTCCTTTAACGGACGAGCCAACCCGCATCACCGCCCTTTCTAACCTTATGCCTTCAGGACTGCCCATCAACGGGAGGCTCTTCCAGGTCTTTTCCGTTTTCCTGATAGCCCTCCACGATCCCCGTCTTGCCGTCTACCGTGGCCGTACCGCCGGACGCTGCGCCATCAGCAAAAGAAAGCTGATGTTCACGGTCTTCCGGAACAATGACGCGGCCGTCCTTCTCGACGGTAATTTCCAAGTCATCCGGAAAATGGATAGGCGTTGAGACCTTTGCGGGTTTCAGGTTGCAGGCAACCGTGCTCTTCTTAGAATCCGGCTTTAAAATGCCATGGTAATTGTTCAGCACAACTTTAATGGCTAGTTCTCCGCTCTCAATGAATTTTGTTGTCAAGGTACGTGCCATATCACGAAGTGCATCGTCGGCATCGTCAAAGATGGAGCTGAAGGCTGGCAGGCGGAGGCTTAAATTCTGACCTTCCGGGAGCGGCTCCTGCTCACCATCAGAAGCGCTGTTTTCTCTTCCATCGTCGTCCCCGGAAGCATTCTTCCAGTCGCAGCTCTGTGGCGGCTGCTCTGTGCCATCATCCGCAGAATCACTGCCATCGGCTCCGGTATTGGGCGTTTCATTCTCTTGTTCCATTTCCGGGGCATTCTCCGCAGGTGGAACGGAATCACCGTTTTCTCCAGGTGCTATGCGGCTGTTTTTCTGTTCCATTTCAGCGCTTTCACTCTCCATGGAACGATTCTTTTCCATGTCAATGATTTGTGCCATCTTTTTCTTCCTTCCTTTCATCCAGGTATGTTGCTTTCATGTCGGCCACATTCAAACACAGCAGCAGCGGATATTTTTCAAACGCGCCGGAAACGGCATAGCTTCCACCCTTTGCCGCATCGTCAAAGCCGCCCATGTGCCAGCGTATTGCTACGGCTTCCTCAACTTTCAGACGCATGAACCGTTCAATCAGGAAAACGGATTTTTCGCCGTGGCCATAAGGGAACTGATCCTCTACCTGGTAGAACGGCTGTTTCTCCCATCTGCCGGTTTTCGCATTCTTTACGTTGCGCTGGGACACCTTGTAGAAATTCGCCTTGCAAATGTCATGCAGCAGGCCGCAAACAGCAACCGTTTCATCAGAAGGCGTAACAGGCAATGCTTTCACTTCTTCTTGAAGCCTGCGGTAAACATTCAGGCTGTGTTCTGCGAGGCCGCCCTCATGGTCACCGTGAAACCGGGTGCTTGCCGGTGCTGTGAAAAAGTCTGTCTTTTTCAGCCAGGCCAGGAGCCGGTCGGCTCCCGGACGCTTGACAGAAAGAGAAAAGGCTTCAAGGAATTCATCTTCCGCACTCATTTCTGCACCTCCCCGGTGGATGCATCTACTTCATGGCCTTCGACTTCAATCGTTTCATTCGGCACACTGAACATATCATCGGAAATTTCCGTTTTAACTGTTTCATCCGTGCCCATACCTCGGACAAATTCCGTCTTCAAAGGGGCATACTTCAAAGCCTTTTTAAGGACTGTCTTTTTGGCCATTTCTTCAAAATTTGTTTTCCATGGGGAATAGTCGCTTTTATAAGCCTGGCTGAACCTTTCGGCATGGCGGCGGACGTCGTCTACGCTCATCACTTCAAACCCAAACCCGCCGTCTTTCGTCTTGAAAATACCGTAGAAATAGGCAGGATCCCCACGGTCGCCTTTGGCCGGTACGTGCTTCAGTTTCGGGTCGAGGCCAAACTCATAACTAAACTCATCGTTTGCATATACAGTGTGTGCCTGGATTACTGTGATCTGCCCGGAACGGTATGCAAGGTCAATCAACCCTTTATAGCCAAGCTGGAACTGGCACTCTAAAGTGCCTTTGTTCTTAAATGGGATAAGATATGCCTGACCGAGCGGTGTATTGGGTTCAAGGCCAAGCTGCGCGGCTGTCATCATGGCGCCGAGAAAAGACTGCGGCGTTGTCTGCTGCAGTTTCGGGTTTGTGGAAAGGGCTGAAAGCACAATGCGAGTGAAGCGCTCCGGTGTCAGCACGGATGGCAGCGCCTTTTTGATTTCCCCCTGCATCTTCTTTATGTAATCCTGCATGGTGCGCTTTTCCGTCCTCATTGCAGCGGAACTTTCGGTAGCTTTTTGAATGGAAGTCATTTTACATTCTCCTTTATATCAAATTTACGGAATGTGGATTCTTGATAATAACTGCTGAGGTCAATCTCCGGATGGTCTGCCGCAAAGCGTTTCAGGTCAAATGTTTTACGTGACTGCTGCTTCCATGTAACTGAGTAGCCGCCGCAGGCGCCTGATTCCGCATTGCCAAGGCTTTGCTGTATGGACTGCTTGCACTGTTCCAACTCCTGCTTATATGTTTTAACAAGGCCCTTTGTAGCAAAATATTTCTGAATAAGATCCCCGCATCCGAACAGATCAAGCGGCACGTCCTGCGCTCCTCCGCCCGGGAAAATCTGTTTTAAGGTCTCGTCTGTCGGCGGAAGCCCATCTACCGGCGGCGGGACATCAGGAACAACGTAGGTATCCCAGAAATCTTTCTCGGCTTTCATCAGCGCGTCGATCTCGGCCTGATCGCGTTCAATCGTGAACCACTTGAAGCCCTGGTTCAGAATGATAACTGCCAGATACCACCGATCCCATCCGGTCACGGCAAGGTAGTGGACACACTGGACGTAATAGTTTTCCGGATATTCGCCGTTCTTGAATTTCTTCAGGTTCATGAGGCTGGTCGTCTTACACTCGAGGCCGGCGCGTTCGCCGATGACCGCCCGATCGATATTCGCATGGGCGAAAGGATAGTCGGAAGAATGGAACATTGCCGTGTGCCGGTGCACACGCTTTCCCGTTGCTTCCATGAACCGGTCGGCCACATACTGTTCCAGGTCCCGGCCCTGCCGCATCGCTTCATTATCCGGCTTGTCCGGAAGCCGGCCGGTCTTATCCGCCCAGAGCATATAGGGCGTAACATAGTGGTTCATCCCGACAATGGCCGCCGCGTCGCTGCCGCCGATTGACTTCCGGCGCTCCGCCAGCCATTCTTCATGTGTCAGCTTGCCCATGGATTAACCGCCTCCTGTTCATTATCCTCGACCGGCATCCAGTTGCCGGAATAAAACCATTCCAAAAAGGTCTGGCAAAATTCGTCATGGTCTCTCTGATCTGCAGGCATTGCAGACAGGCGAATGCCGCAGCGCTCCATCGCATAGGCCAGGGCATTTTCGGCTTTTATGCATTTGCCCTGCTCCGGCCCGATACCTTTGTATCCCGCAATCATCCCGGCCGCCTCTCTTTCTCCGGTCTAAGCACGTTTAGCAGCACTGCGACAATGCGCGAATCGTCAATACATGCATATTGCATTGCCAAAACCATTCTCCGCAGCGGAATAGATGGGGCCTTGACATCCGCCGCTTTTTCGTCTACACTGAAATGGTGATTTGGACTGTCATCCTTTTCGGGATGATCTCCTGTTGAACCGCTTTCGGTGTTCTCAGCGCCGGGAGCGGCTTTTTTTGTGGCTTCGCAAAGAGCTTCATTAAGGGAATTCATGGCAACGTTATAGCGCCTTTTGCCGCAGATCCCCATGTCACGGAGCGCACAGACATAGCCAAACGCCCTGTGGTACTCCCGGCTGATCTCCTGCGGTGACGTCATAGCGGCAATAGCCTGTGCACGGGTAAGTATTTCGTTTCCCGCCCTTTCAAGCATTTCCTGCTGTTTCATATGCTGTTTCATTCCTTTCGTTGAGTTCCCGGTCATTCCGGGCAATTTCAAGGGTTCCTTCCGTCAACCGGGTCTGGCCGACCGCTTCGGCCACCAATTCCGCTATATACCCGATATCCTGGCCGCGCAGGTCAATTGATCCGTCCCGGTCTTCCATGCGGTATTTCCGGATGACATACCGGACCGCCGCATTGTATTCTTCTTCTGTCAGCTTTACGGTTTTCTGCCTTACCATGGAGCGCAGAAGGACGGCAGCAAAAGATTCACGGCTCCGCATGCTTGTCCCTCCCCAGCAGCCAGTCCACGCTCACATTCAGGATGTCAGCCAGTGCGGCTAATTCATAGTCCGTAACGTAGCGAATTTGCCCTTCCAGTTTGGACAAGCCGGATGCGTTCATGTCAACTCCGGCAGCCTGGAGCTTTGCCAGCAGTTCTTTTTGTTTCATGTACTGGTTCCTGCGGGCCATCCCGACGCGGGCGCCACAGAGGTTCCGAGTGCCCAGGGGCTGTTTTCGGATTCTCATAGGGTTTCACCTCCTTCCGGTTTTGTCGGGTGTACCTGCTCCCATTTGATATCACCGTCCAGCGCCTCTCGTGCCAGTCTGATTTGGTCGCGCAGCTTATCATTGCGGATACTCTCGCAGTGCTCAAAGCCAGCCCTCAGCGCCCCCGGCCGCAGATCGCTGTCTAGGGTTCCAACGGGCTTGCCGCCCTCGTCAATCAGCCTGTACACCCGGCTTTTGCCGATACTGTTGTTATTATCGACAATGTCGATAGCACTGTCCGGCATCTGGATTAGTACGTATTTCATAGTTTTTCGCTTCCTTCCGGCTTGCGGGCGTAAGGCTGGTTAAGCCAATTTATGATACATTGCAATTTATGCGGGCAGCCATCATCACCTCCGCAGTCCGATTTACAAAAACTTTCGCTGAGTTTGATTTTGCCAGCGTCAACCGCCCGCAAAAATTTTGCGAGTGCTTTAGGGCTTTCCGTGATCGCGCTAAACAGCGTCAGCGGCTTGTTTTCCGGGGCGGTGCTACGTAATGCTGTTATGGCCATATTTATAGCGGCATGGCTTAGTTTGTCAGAGCAATATATTTCATGCTTAAGTATCCATTCCATACGTCTAATTGCCCGTTCGCGGGTGATTTTCAGTTCTTCCATCACTTTTCCTCCTCCCATTCTAATTTCTGTCCGCAGTCCCAGCAGTAATGATGCGACCGTGTTAGGATTGTCCCGCAGCGCGGGCAGCGGACTACCGTAACGCCCTTGCAGTAATGGACATTTCCGTCTGTTACTTTGCCATCCGATTTTTCTAAGATCGGTGGGCGCGGCGTCGCCTTTGCGACGGCGAGCTGGATATCAATGTCGGGCATTGTGATCACTCCTTTCAGCTAAGCAAATTCTCTGGCGAGCTGTTCGGCAGTGATGTCCTGCCGGAGCCCCCTGCGGTATAGCGTGCTGACCGATACACCCATGATTGCGGCAGCTTCCCTCTGCTCAAAGATCAGCTTGTTCGGGTAAAGTTCCTTTGCCCGTGTCCGGATGGACTCAAGGGTTGGCTCGTACAATTCTTTTTCACGAGGCATTCAAGTCACCTGGCTTTCCCTTTTATAAATACGAATCATGCTGTTTTTCGCTTTTTCTCGAACGCGTCGATATCTTCTTGCCGGATACGATAATCGCGTCCGATCTTGATCGCGGGAAGTTTTTTCTTACGAATCCAATCCCACACAGTGAGAACCTTGACTTTATATCTTGCTGCGACCTCTGCACAGGTAAAATATTCCGGCATAAAATTCCTCCCTTCCATTAAAAAATACTTGCGTTTACTTCGGTTTTGTGATATTATTATGTCGCGAAACAAAAGTAAATAACAAAACCGAATGCGTGCCAAATGCGATAATTACTTCGCATTTGCTTTGTATGCTCATACTATACTTCGCTTTTGTTCATAAGTCAATAGCATTTGCGAAGTATTTTTCGGTTTGTGAAGGGTGCCTAAAAAATGTATGAGATTTTTGAACATTTATTAAAAGAAGCCGGAATTACTGCTTACAAGGTTTCAAAAGATACAGGAATTTCGCAAACCACTCTAAGTGACTGGAAACGAGGGCGTAGCGTACCAAAAACTGAGAAACTTCAAACTATAGCTGACTATTTTGACGTGTCCCTTGATTATCTGCTCGGCAAAACGACCATTAAAAAAGCGCCCATCTTTTCAAAGAAAGATGAGCGCGATATATCAAAACGTCTGGATCAAACTTTAAAGGATCTGGAAAATGCTCAAGGAGCCCTCATGTTTGATGGCGAACCATTAGATGATGTAACAAAAGAATTGTTAATCGCAAGTCTTAGAAAAGACCTTGAAATGGGAAAGAGGATAGCAAAGCAGAAATATACTCCCAAAAAATATCGAAAGTCTG